ATGTAATAGACCTGGCGCTCAACTTTTGGCATATGGCTCTCTAGAAAAAACGTAGAAAACTTCCTGGAAAACTAAACGTAAAGATATTAATTCCTTTACTCTATCCACAGAAACAAATGCTTAATTAAATTCTAGTGCTAGGCCTAGTGCTGTTTACTATTTCGAACCTCATGATGTGTGCGAAACTTTGTTTGCTGCCTACTAGCTACCCACATCCTACTCATCCTCAGTAACATTCTTAATCTCGTTCTCGTAAGTTCTATCATCTGCAACGTTCCAAGTTATCTCAACCTTCTGGTCCACTTCAACTTGTTGCTTGTCTCCGTAGATACCAATCAGCTTAGATGCCATCCACCTATAATGATGGAGTTTCTCACGCAGTAAGCCAACATCCTTATTGGATGCTGTCTCTAATTCCTCAATCATCTTATCAAGATACGTTTGAGCTGCTACACGTCTAGCCTGGAGTATCTTCGCAGCAAACTCCTTATCACTTCTAATCCAGTCATAAACTTTAGATAAGCTTGGAGATCCTTTGGTTTGGCAAATAGAAGTTAATGGAGTTCCATTCATTAACATTCGCTCTATGTCATCGCTTACTTGTGATGTAAGCTCTAATTTCTTCGTCATTTAGTTTTTTAAATTGTGGTAAATTCTTATAAGCTTTAATCTTGCCTTCTAATGTAGTCTGGCCATTAGACCAGCCTCCATGTATTCGGCATCTTATGTTTCCATTATTCATTCTAATACCAGAAGCTTTGCAAGGTAGTTTGTTTTGTTTATTTATAGTTTGACATTGCAATCTATATTTATGTCTCGCTGCCATAATCGGTTTTGGAATATATAAATAATTATTTTCTAAATCTTAAATCCGTATCAGAACGGTTTTACTAGCTACGTAGTTATTATTATACAAAGCAAAGATAGATATGCAATACTAGGATAATAACTTTCTTTACTATGTTTTTAATTTGTATAAAAAAATTTGGAGATTAACTAATTAAGTACAATATTGTGTTAAGTTTGCAATACTTTTTATTATTATTTTTTATTTTATCACACAACCTACTTAGGACTTTCACATATCTATTTTTAACTTGATGTCTTGTAAATCCAAAATGTCTACCAAGTTCAGTCCATTTATATCTTTGTGCTTTCATCCAGATTATTTGGCGATCCAATATAGGATCTTCAGATATGTCATTTTCAATAGCAGTTAAACAATCTATCGCAAACTCCCACCTGGTAATCTGTCTCGGTGTTGCTCTAAGCTTTAGTAATTTCTTTTCATAGTAAGCCCAGTCTCCTTGCATATAGGTTGTCTCTAACAAATTATACATACTAGCAGCTCTAGGAGGCTTAGGACCACTCAAGAACCTCTCAGTCCTTGCTGCCTCATCAATTAAATTTATGACGTTGCTAAGAGCATATACGGAGCTTTTAAGCTGTAGTTCAGCTGTCATACTGTCCGTTTTGATAAGTATAAATGTTTTGCTTAACTTTGCTAAAACCTTTGTTTGAGAAATCTTTTTTAAATTTAATATTTTGTAAGAAATGCTTGTATCTTGGCATATCAAAGTATGTGAAGTTTTTATGTGTAATCAACGGTTTGTAATCAATATTCATCATTGATAATCTTTGGAGCGCCTCCTTAATCTTTGGCATCGGAACTACAAAGTGATCAGCGCAGTCAACCATTCTAACAAACGGTGTTAATCTTTTTAGATCATAGTTTTTACAAAGATAAGAATATAATTTAAAATCAAACGCAGACATTTCCAGATCAAATATAGCTGGATCACTAATATAGAATTGACGCATAAGCTTTCCTCCTACTTGCTCTTGGATCTTCTTTTAATTTTTTAATAAATAATTCTTTGTTTGTGCAATGTGGAAAATGCTCTACTTGTTTAAATTCTAAATACTGTAACCATTGATCAGGATCTAATAATTCTGGCTCGGAGTTGTAACCACCAGGATAATTTGGCGCTATTTTTTTAACATGAAAGTTAATCATCATATCGCCAACTAATTTATACCAAAGAATAAATGCTGGAATACCAGCCATTTCTGCTAGTTTTTTAGTAACTTTATGTGGTTTATTCCATCCTTGACTATTATTAAATACAGTCTCAACTAGAAAAAGAGGTGTTAAACAAGCATTACACGCAGAAACTTGATCAATATCTGAAAAATGTAGTGAATTATGCTGTTGTCTATGCCAATTTGAGTAACCACTAAATTTAACGCCTTTGAAATAGACTTGTTTTACCATGTTTTAAGCCATTAATTGACCAGGATAGATTGTCAAATATTATTTTCTCATATCAGAGAATTTATCTTGTATTAATTATATTAATGTATAAATAAGTCCTATGTTATTGGATAGATATATAAACAAAAGTATACGCAATGTTTACGGTTATATAATTACAAAATTTTTTTTATTTATATTTCAGAAAGAAGATTTCAAATGAAAATAAATCAAAAAGAAAGAGCAAATCGTTTAATCAACGCCACACAAGAAAAATGGAAAGATATTAACGTAGAAATAAATCAAGATATTGGTCGAAAACTTATAAGTTGTTTTGCAAGAGATCAAATAATAAATTTAAAAAATTCTTACACAGATAAATATTTAAAATATTTTGCAAAAGATAATACAAAATGGAACATTTTAAATTTAGTCATGTATTTTAGTGCCAAAGGAGATCCATTTTATAAAGCAAGAGAGGTTAGATGGCTTGGAATTAGCAAAAGAAAATTTGATAAAATTATAAGAGAATGCATTAAGTCTGGTCGTTTTATTTATGCAGATCCAATAGATGCAACTACAGACACTAGAATAAAAAACATAAGACCTTCAGAAAAATTAATAATATCATGGAGCCTATACAATATTAGCAGAATGCAAAGATTAATAAAAAATATTAAAAGGCTTAATTTAAAATGAAAAAACAAGCTTCAGTATTTTTCAAATTAAAACATGTTGGTATTAATTCATTCCAAAATTTTGAAGATTATTATAATGCTGATTTAGATACCGTTAAAAAAAATTTTATTGTTACAAGAAAAGCACCAACTAAAAAAAATATAATTCCAGAAGCTTATGTTGAAATACAATATGAAAATATTGGTAAAAAAATAATTAACGGTGTTGATAGTAGAGTTTATAAAGAAGCATCAAGATATTTAAAACACTCAGAGCGTAACGAATTAAATAAACAATGGAAAGCAGCTAACAAAATAAAAAATGATACTGCTTATATTTTAAATGATTTATTTTTAACAAAAGATTTAAACGTCAAAGATATTGCAACAGAAAAAGGAATATCAACTTTATATAAAATATTAAAAGGCGATCTTGAACTTACAAAAAAGAAAGCGATTGAGTATGCTGAAAAATTAAATATAGATCCAGCATTATTAATGTTTGATGCTCCACAAATGACTTGTTGGTCAAATGTAAATTTAATTAATGGTAAAGTATTTATTCCAGATTATTTTGAAACACATGAAGCACCAAGAGAATTATATTCTGAAGATTTAAAAGCTATTAAAGTTGTTGGACCAGAAACTTCTCCTTTTAATAATTGGATTGCTTACTACGATCATAAAAATGTTATTGACACTCATGCTCATAATAAATTTTGTTATGTTAGAGAAAGAATATTAGCTGGTCCACAAGAGAATGATTTTTTATTAGATGAGTACAGATACTATTTAGGTATTTATCAAATATATGGAACTAAAAAACGTATTTTAAATATAGATCCAACAGCTGATAATAAAATAATTAAAGATGATGTTAGGCCAGAGACGGTTTCAATTATTAAATCTTTTAAACCAGAAAATATTACAGCAGAAATAATACCAATGACAAAGGATAAGAAACTTGCTTGAGATAAAAGATTACACGCCAGGACAACTAAAAAAGTTTTTAACTCCAGTAGAAGTACAAAAAGAATTTGGTGTAGACAAAGATAAATTAAAATATTTAAGAGAATGCAGTAGAGACGAAGGTAGACTTAGAGGTCCAATGTATTTACAAGACGGTTTAATCATTATGTATCAAAGAAAATCGGTCATTGTTTGGATAAATAATTCAATGTTCCAAGCAAGTGAAACTAGCGAAACTAAAGAAACTAAAAGAACAAACAAAAGTCATACAAATTAGCAAAACACCTACAAGCAAGAGAACCTCACATATCAAATATTAATACATCGGAATATCAATCATTCCATGATATTAAAAAATAAAATTACAGATCCGTTACAAGAATTAAAGCTAGACGGTTTTCAAAAACTAAATGAGCTTTTAAAAATTAATCATCACTCGCCATCAGCAGCTCAACTACCTTTAGGCTTTTATGTTTTTTCAAGATTGTTTTGTACGCAAAAAGAAAGACGTTTATTTGATGGTAACGCTAACATGGCTGCTGGTGTTGCAGTTGGAGACGCTGTTGCTTGGCATTATGCAGATACCATTTGGTCATTTAATCCTAATCAAAATAAATTAGCACCTCACAAACATAAAAAATTAACACAACAAGAAGCTATTGCAAAAGCAATGGAAAAGTTTTCAACTTATGTTCCAGTCAATCCTAAAGACCAAGATAAAAAAGAAAAATATTTAGAAACAATACCACAAACAATACAACAAGCTTTTAAAGTTTTTAATCAACTTGGTGCTAACTTGGCAACTAATGTAGTTGCAGAAGATAGTATTAATCTTGTTGACGAAAGACTTTCACTTCCGATTGTTGGAAGAACCGATCTTCATTTCAAGGATTTTAAATCAGTCGAGCAATCTTCTGATGCACCATCGCCTATTCATGGTAACGATGCTCTGTTCCTTTCGGTCCTTGAATTGAAAACTACTTGGCAAACGCCAGGTAAGATTAAAAAAGACGGTAGCCGCAGTTTCTCTCTGGCTCGGCTGCCATCTTCTCCAAGTA